ATCATTGGTATCATTAAGAACGAACTGCGGTTTGATGAAAGGCTAAAAGTCAAAGAGGACTACGACTACTCAATGCAACATATCGAAAAATACAAGGGAGTGCTTAGGTGTATGAAATATGGCATCGATGTAGTGCATCTCACCAATGAGGGCGGTTGCGTTGCGTACCGAACTAAGGACACTGAAATGGAGGCATACAATGTTCTGGTTCAGAAGTGGGGCAGAAAAGTGGTCAAACTTCAGAACAACAAGAACTTCGTAAAAATGATCTCACCACGTAAAGGGGTATGACAAAAACTGACATCCATAAAAAGGCAATGCTTGATGCATTGGAGAAATCTCTGGGAGTAGTTACTTCTGCTTGTAAAAGCGTGGGCATCGCCCGACAGACTCATTATGAGTGGATGAAGGAGGATGCTGATTACAAAGCAGAAGTCGATGAACTATCAGACGTAGCGATAGACTTCGCAGAGAGCCAACTGCATAAGCAGATAAGGGAGGGCAACTCTACCGCTACTATCTTTTTTCTAAAGACTAAGGGCAAGAAAAGGGGATACATAGAGAGGCAAGAGGTAGATATCCAGACCCCGAAGCTATTTCACATAGAGGTGCTTGGCGAAGATTGAGACCAACAAGGTATATGGCCACTTAAAGCGAAGCACTAAGAAAATAGTTGTCGAGCAGGGCGGTACCCGTAGCGGAAAGACATACAACATCCTGCTATGGATCATATTCCATTACACGGATAAGAACGATGGCAAGACCATCACGATCTGCCGTAAGACGTTCCCTGCGCTCCGGGCTTCTGTTATGAGGGACTTCTTTGAAATCCTCCGGAACCACGATCTATACAATGAGATCTACCATAACAGATCGAATAGCGAGTACTACTTAAATGGCAATCTGGTGGAGTTCATCAGCCTCGACCAACCCCAGAAGATTCGAGGGCGCAAGCGCAACCTGCTTTACATTAACGAAGCCAATGAGTTGACGTATGAGGACTGGCAGCAGTTGATAATGCGAACAGAGGATCGGGCGATACTTGACTATAACCCTTCGGATGCGTTCCATTGGATTTATGATAAGGTCGTACCAAGAGACGACTGCGACTTTTTTCAAACGACCTACCTCGACAATATGTTTTTAGATCAGAGCATCAAGGATGAAATCCTACGGCTCAAGGACACGGACAATGACTACTGGCGTATCTATGGTCTGGGAGAGAGAGGTATGAGTAGAGCTACGATATTCCAGTACGGGCAGTCGGAGATCCCAACAGATGCAAAGCTTCTATCGTATGGGATGGACTTCGGGTTTACAAATGACCCCACGGCTCTCGTTGCGGTATATGAATCAAATGGAAGCTTTTACTTTGATGAACTGCTTTACCGCACGGGGATGACTAATAACGATATCGCAAACATCCTAACCTCGATCGGTATCGACAGGAGAACCGAGGTATATGCTGACTCGGCAGAGCCTAAGTCAATCGAGGAACTATATCGGAGGGGATACAATGTAAAGCCCACGACTAAGGGGCCGGATTCGGTGAACGCAGGAATCGATATAATGAAACGATATAAGCTATTCATCACTCCCCGGAGCATCAATCTGGAGAAGGAGATGCGTAACTACAAATGGACTGAGGATAAGAACGGCAACCTCCTTAATAAACCAATCGATGCTTTTAACCACGCCATCGATGCTGCGAGGTATGCTATATTTAGCAAGAAAAATAACCCTAACTTTGGCAGATATTCTGTACGATGATATACGTAGCCGGTCAACCGGGTGGAGTTTACTACCACCGCCTCCAGATACCATACGAGGACTTGCTGATGCGAGGATACCTCGTGAAGTTTGGAACCATCCAAGAACTCGATAAGTACAAGGGGGCAATCACGCATCTCGTTGTCAACCGAGGGCTGAGTACCACGAATCACAAGGCGTTCCGGTATATGCTGGATCAGAACAACATCAAGCTGATACTTGACTTAGATGACTGGTGGATGCTACCGAGGCATCACGCCAACCATAGCAACCAAAAGACGCAGGACATCCTAACGACTATTAAGATAGCGGATGAAGTGCATACGACTAACGAATACCTTGCGAGCAAGATCCAAAAAGAAAACCCTTACATACCTATCTGGGTTCTGCCGAATGCGATAGACCCACGCAGATCTCAATGGGAGAACATAGAGAAGGTCGAGGGCTTTAACGTAGGATATATGGGTGCATTGCATCACGATGAAGACTTGGCGTATAACCGCATCAATTTAGAGGGGCTTAATGCTTACACCATTGAGTACTATAAAGAGTCGCTAAGAGCCTCTAATGCGTTTGAGGGGGCTGACTACACGAAGTATGGGGAGTTGTATAAGAACATCCACGTCAGTATCGCCCCACTTTCACCGAGTGCCTTTAACAGATGCAAGTCAAACCTAAAGGCTATCGAGGCTGGGTTTACTAAGACGTGCATCATAGCTCAAGATATGCATCCATATACCCCGCTTTTGAATAAGAGCAATGCGATCCTATGCAAAGGGCCGGGGCATTGGGAAGAGGAACTGCGGAACCTCGACCCTCAGAGATGCGCTGACCTTGCGGAAAGGCTCTATGAGGATGTACAATTCTACCATATTACCAATATCAACGACACACGCCAGCAATGCTTCGCACAATAAAAGTACCCACGATCTGGGCTGACCTCAGCCTAAAGGACTTCCAGAGGTTTATGGGGGCTAACCCCACGGATGAAACTGCCGAGGACTTGGCGCTCTCTATATTCTGTGGCATCGATAAGGATGAGCAGGACTCGTTCCCGGTAAAAGAACTCGAGGATATCAAGACAATAATTGCTGGGGTATTCACGGAGAACCCACCCCTGCATCGGTTCGTGCATATCGATGGGGTAAAGTATGGCTTCCACCCTAAGCTGGAGGACATATCGCTCGGGGAGTTCGTGGATCTTGAAGAGTATATGAAGGAGCCTATCAAGAATGCTCAGAAGTGGATGGGGGTGCTATACCGCCCCGTGATTAAGGAGGCATACGGAAGGCACGAGATAGAGAAATACCATCCGGATAAGCACGATGGATCAGCATTCGAGGCCATCACGATGGACGTAGTGCAGGGTGCGCTGCTTTTTTTTTATCGTTTAGAACTCGGACTGCAGATGTCTTCGCTGACTTATTTGAAGCAAGTGGCGAAACAAGGGAAATCCTCGACTCAAGAACTGCCTTCGGTAAACGATGGGGATGGTATGCAATCCTCCATCAACTTGCTGCAGGATCTCTACAAAACCTTGACCAGATAACGGAGCTACCGCTTTACCAATGTTTGATGTGGGTAACGTACGAGGCTGACAAGTCACGCCTTGAGGCGCAGGTGGCTCGGCAGAATACCCGATAAAGGGTTCTTTATTTATGAAGTACGGATACTATCAAATCTGCGAGGCTCTGCAATCAGCAGCCGACAATTCCTCCTACGTGAACTCCGTGACGTGGGGCAACATCTTTGACGTAGATATGCGGAAGATGACTCTATTCCCTTTGTGCCATATCCTTACTGGAACGGCTGAGGTACTGGAGCGAACCGTGATCTATTCAATCGATGTTCTGGTAATGGATGCGATGGACTATTCCAAGCAAGATCCGAATGTCGTACCCTATTCCTTCGAGGGGGTAGCGCAGAAGCAGGACATATACCATAGAAGCCTATTCTCGATGCAGGAGATGATCGCAAGCCTCCGGAGGGGTGATCTATACACGGATGGCTTTAGGCTCGTTAACGACCCTCTATGCGAGCCCTTCGATGAGGACTTCGAGTCCACCGTGTGCGGATGGAAGGCAACGCTCCAGATAGAGACTCCGAACCCGACTATTATCTGCTAATGGCTTCCGGTAATCCAGATCTAAAAAAAGCGGAGAACACCCGGCTTGCTCTTGAAAAGTTCGGCAAGTATCTGGTTGCGGAGAGCCGTAAGAATCTCACCCGTAAAAAAAAGAATGTAACGAATACGTTATACAACTCCCTCGACTATGAAATCACCACGGGGCCGAATAGCCTCGAGTTTGACTTCTTAATGGCTGAGTATGGCGAATGGGTGGATAAGGGTAGAAAAAAGGGCAAGATGCCTCCCTTTG